CCCCTCTTGATGGAGCCCTTAGTAGGGCTCCACCGACCACCCGATATGTACACCAGCGTATCGGGAACGCCCATCACGCTCGAGATGCTTGCTACCTCGCTCATCAGAGTGAGGCGCAAAGCTTTTCTTGAGCGCTCCGTACCCTTCCAAAGGGTCAATCGGCTTCATCTGTCGGAAGACAAATGAACGGTATTGACGCCTTTGGAGCTTGGGGTCGAGTCTGACAGCACCAGAGTCGACTTGGTCCCAAGACCAGAGTGCGGAGAGACGAGTACCAACTGGCACGCGCGGAAGCTTCCGGAAAATCCCATTAAGGGAGAGTTCCGCCTGCCCCGCTACGAGGAACCACCCAGCGCTATAAGCGTTGTTGTGGAATTCGATTGTGCGAGAAATGGTCTCGAATTGATGCTCTGCCTCGGGGAATGGCACTCGGAGTTTAAACACCGAGATATCACTCCCAAGGTACCAATCCGCACCGCAAGACTCGCGGATAGGACCAGTCGTGAAACTCTTTCTAGAGTTCACCTTGAGACCATAAGTCTCAAGCCGGCGAGGCAGAATCTGTGCGACTGCCTGTGGGACGATCAAGTCGTCACCATAGACGCGCATCCGAGGCAAACCTCGGACACGCAGCGCAGATGGCACCATGCCTTCATGTTCCGCCCATGCTATCGCTTCGATGATGAAGAACACCATCGATTCGATTGGAAAGCATAGGCTGGACCCCATGGAGGCGAACTTCTTGAGGACTATCTCATCTCCAGTCGACAGCTTCGCTGTCCGTGAGCGAGACGCAAGCACCACGCCCTTAAGAAAAGGGTGTTGGGCTAGCAAGGCCTCAACAAGCTGAAGGGAAACGCGGTCTGAAGCTTCGGAGAGGTCGAAAGTAGCATAGCTACCATCGACAGAACCGACACGAGCAAGTTCCCTGTTGGGTTCTTGATCGAGCCAGGAGAAGATATCGGCGAGACGCCGAAATCTCGGTTCCTGGATAACTTCAGTCATTACATGAAGAACGCCCTGCTGGATGAACTGATTCCAGACGGGCTCTTCTGCAATGATGCGTGGGGCCTTCATGGTCTTCGGAACAGTAGTCACCTTTGAAGGTGGCTCTTGATCCGGAGCCAGGACTGAGAAGTCGTCGAGATTATCGACGATCTCCCGATAAGAGAACGCCAATTCATCCTCCCAAAGGAGGAATGATTGGAGTCTCTCAGTCCAAGTACGGAAGCTATGACGGGAATTATACATCTCCCGCGTAGCTAACGCACCTGAAGAGTGCCGAGGAATCCAGTCACCTGACCAGATTCTAGATTCGACGGCTGCAAGATACGGCGCGAGAAGCGCACGGCTTGCATCCTTGAACTCCTGCAAAGGAAGTTCAGGAATCTCTTCTAGCGATGCATCCGTTTCGATGTAGCCCCTGAGGGCTTCCAGTTCCCTGCGAGGGGTAACTGGCAGCTCGACCTTGCTCACAAGGAGCAGGATCTGCCTCACAGCCCGAAAGGCCGTGATGTCAGCATCGGAACGTAGCATACCATCTGCATGGAACACACGACAAAGGAAACCCGACAGGAATGCCGGGAGACCCCCACGACGCCGGAAACCGGCGAAGTGGTTGGAGTCGATCCAACCTTGACGGACCGCCGTAAGGAGGTCCTTTTCAAAGTTGGGAAGGACTATCGTGAGAAACGATAGCCCTTCGTGTTCCAAACGTGATTCAGCGTAAGCTAAATCACGCTGTGTGCGCACATGGTGCTGATCACCTGCCTCTTTAAGGCAGGCGACCCAGAGCGAGACTACGCTTTTCACCGTTCCTCCTCTTGAGGGGGTAGCGGATCGTAGCGTGGTCTTGCTTCATGCAGCTGCCTAGACCCTACTCTTCCCTGAGAGCCCAGATGGGCTCATCTTCAGGGTGAGTATCAGGACTCCCCTCCCACCACCTTTGTAAGGGTGGTAGAAGTGCAAGCGAGAACAAGAGCGTTGCCCAGAGCAACAGCATCAGCCAGAGACACCCCATTCTTGGGAATGTCGAGGACGATGTGCGCGCTGTAGCTGACGTTCTGGTTGACACTTGGCACCAGGGGGTCCGACACGATCGCGCTCTTCGCGAGCTTGATCGTGTGACGGGTCCTCCGGTTCGAACTGTGCTGGACAGTCATCTTGACCTGTCCGGTGGCATCCTGAAAGGATCCACCATCAAGCGCCAGTCCGGTCCGGGGCAGAGACGTTGCAGTCCCTGAGATTGTGACAGACTGCGGGTCGGCAAGAGCCACAGCTCTCCTCCTATCTTCGTCTCACGACGATGATCAGAATGAGGGATGTCCCCACTCTGTAGAAGTCACCCACCTCTGATGGTGGGTACTCCTTCGCTACGGGAAAGACCCATAGCGGCTGCAATCGCCCACTGCTGTTTGGATAAACTCCAAGTGGGCGTGACCGAGTAAGGATTCCCTACTCCCCGCTGAACTCGTTTCCAGCGGTAGATTGCGGTGTTCGCATTAAAGCGAACCGGTCGTGCAAGCTTGTAGGCACCGACAACTCCAGAAGAGTCGTACGTGTAGTCTACAATCCGCGCCGAAGCGTAGACCTGCTCTATGACAGAGAAGGACTTGCGAATCGCAATCATCTGATTATCGGCAAGGTTCTGTTGGTAAGCGATAACGCCACCAATGTCAAAGAACCAGTCGACAAGCCAGGAGTAAGGTGTCAGATCGTAGATGGTTTCCGCATTAGCGCCACCACCTACGAGCCGTTGGGCGAGTTGAGAATACTCGTCCATTCTACCCTGGAATCCCTCAGGTTGAGGGATGTAGTACTCGTACGTCGCTGACGTAACGAGACGCTGGGTAGCGGCAACTGACCAGTTGACGTGGGCTTTCAGGACATCCGCACTAGATGAAGAGGAAGTCGGAAGCACATAAGAATAGTGCATCGACAAATCTCCACCGAACGTGGTTGAGCCTGAAGGAGTGTAACCAAACTCATTGACGTACGTCCCTGAGT